GCTTGCGACATGACACATAAACAAAGACTTACCAACACCAGTGCCAGCGAGAGCAATATTGAGTGTTTTATTTGGAATCCCACCTTTTGTAATACGGTTAAAAAATTCCAAATCAAACGGAATCTTGTCCTCTTTCTTGTGGTAAAAGTCAAATCGTTCTTGGTAGTTCTGTAAGTAGTCATGACCTACATGTTGATCAAATGATACACCTAATGCATCACTTAGTATTTGTGGAATTGCTCCCTTATCTCTCTTCTCATCCTGACCGTCTGCAATCTTAACTGATTCCATAAGCGATAGATAAATCGCCCTCTCTTGACACCACTTTTCTGTTGTATCAACGATCCAATCAAAGTCTGTTTCCTCCTTCGATAACGCATTCAGTACCTCCATGACATCTTTAAACTGATCTTCAGATAAATCAGTACGTTCTTGACATTCAATACCCAAAGCATTCAAAGAAGGTAACGCATTATAGTTACCAACATACTCATGTATCTCTAAGAAGATTACTTTATGAGTCTTCGTAGTAAAATAATCTGACTTAAGAAAAGGTATTACCTTACGAGTATACTTTTCATTGTAGATTAAATTACTAAGGATAGTAACTTCTAAATTCATTCTAGGTAGTGGAGATAAGATCCAATAATGTATTTGTCGTTCGACCTTACAGGAAGACCTGCATGTCTGTACTGCCAGTTAGCAGGGAACACGAGTATTCTACCTTGTTTTGGTGTAATTGCCAAGTCCAATCTAGGAAAATTTGTCTCACCACCCTCTAAAACATCATTCAGATAGAGAAATATAACAACAAAACGACGTGCAGAACTGTAATCCTGTACATCAACATGATCTTTAAATTGATCATGATCATTACACTCATACCGTTTCATACGGTACTCCTCAAAAGTATACTTGACAGGAAAATCTCTAGCAATTTCTAGATCTTCCATATAAAGATTGACAACATCAATAAATGTTTCTGTTATTATCTTTTGAGGTTTAATCCATAAAGGATCCTCTGCCTTGAACTTCTTAGATATATTAAGTTCATGGAAAGTAGGTCTCTGTTCTCTATTAATATAGCTAGTACCTGATTGTTTATATGATTCAATGATCTCATTACAGAGAGTATCATTGACCATATTATCATAGCACTTGATGTAGTCTTCTAATTTAGTTACCATAGCGAAACTCCTTGGATGCACATTCGTCTAATGCTTGCATTAGTTCGGGGGTGAAGTATTTTTCTGGGTCGGCAAGAATTGCAGAAGGATAAACATTAGACCCACCAACACTAATGCGATTTCCCTTTCGTTCAAATACTCCATGCTTCTCACCCAATTCCAGTAGTCCGTAATACTTGTCAAGTCCTGTGTCATAATAAAGTCGTACATCAACGGCACTATTCTCCTTAGTTAATCTAGCTTTAGCTGTTTTGCATTTAATAATATTTCCCACAACCTCTTTACCATCCTTCTCTTTCTTTTTAGATAGATATATGATTGTGCTTGCTGCGTATTTGAGTCCACTGACACCTCCCATCTCCTTTGTGGGGATATAAGATCCTACTACATCATATGTATGATTGGTAACCAACATTGGAACGTTTGCTTTACCTAATTTAAGGGTAAGAACTCTGAAGATTGACTTAACAATCTGTGCTCTAGTCATATCACGAGTCTCTTTTCCTGCTTCAGCATCCTCAACTTCCTTAGTTGTGGATAACATACCAAGAGAATCTAAAACAAACATTAAGGGTTTTCTCTGGTCAGCAGGTTGCTCTAAATATTTGTCTAATATTCTGATAGATTGTGTTCTAAATTCTTGTACCGTAGTAACAGGTACAATCATCATACGAGAAGAATCAATACCCCTCTCTTCAATCTGTTGTTTACTTAATGCACTCTCAGACTCAAAGTAAATAACCCCAGAATCAGGATTAGATTCGAGAAAATGCTGTACCACACCAAGGCAGAAAAAAGTTTTGCCTGTGCTTGACTCACCTGCAATAGCTGTGATCTTATTCCCTGGAATACCTCCGTAGATGCTTCCTGAGACAAGTGCGTTAAAGATGTGACTACCTGTGTCGATAAAATTATTTGTGTCACCAGCAGCAACACCATCACTAACGAGAGAAGCATATTCATTACCTATCTCCTTTACTACATCCTGTAAAAAACTCATGGACTTTTCTTAAATAATTTTGTAATGTAATTTGAACGCTTCATGGCTTTCTCAAACCATTCTGCTTCTGTTTTATCAAAGAACTCTTTTTCATCTGGCATAGCACCAGCACCAAAAGCTTTCTGATATTCAACAATGTATGTGGTCATCCGAATAGGAACTCCAAACTAGCAACTTTTTCTGGCTTCCATCCGATTGTATCCATAATAACTTTAATAGGTTCAAGAAAACTCTTACTGAATTGTAAGTCATAGTCGACCTGTTTGTCAAGCCCAAACTCTGTAGGAAGAGTTTGTAAATAAGAAATTACATTCTCTCCTATTTTATTTGGTGTCTTAAGATAAACAAATTTAATCTTTTCACCATCCTGTATTAAAGGATACTTATGCTGTAACTTGTTCTTCTTATTGTAATGATTAAACAGCAAAGCACCACGCACATGTATGGGTGTGCCTTTGCTGTATATACTGGATGGGTTTGCCCACTTATTTATTCCATTGCATCCTCTGGGAAATGATATATCCTCAACAGGAAATGTATCAAACTCATCCCTAAAGTTCTTAATAAAATCTTGTGCTGCTTCTTCACCTTCATTCATAATAACCTTCAAACACTCCTTAATCTTATCTCTACATGCACCTGGTGTGGAAGATTTAACACACTCTATACCCATAACCTTTAACTTAGGTTGAGCATACTGAACCCCTTCACTATTGAATACATTAAGAATATATCTTTTCTTTGCTGTCCATATACCTTTGTTAGCGATGTTCTCTCGCTTCATTATCATTTTCTGTTCGTACGCTCCAACGTACTCGGCCAATTCTTGGTAAGAACTCTCAATAAAAGGCTCAAATTTAGTTTGACACACCTTGTCAAGGAACCTAGCAATGCCCTCATCAGTTTTCTCTCTGCCCTCGTATACACTCTCAACCAAAGGACCAAGGTTGAGGTAGATACTATCAGTATCACTAGCAATAACATAATCTTCCTCCTCAGTTTTAAGTACCGTATTAAGGTACTGATTCATTTTGTTTTCAATCCAACGGATGCTAACCTGTCCACTGAGTGTAATCGCCTCAGCATTTGATAGGTTGTAATATCTAAAGTACTGGTTTCCAATAGCACCATAGGCAGAGTTCAATTGAATCTTACGTGCCATCTGAATGTTATTGTACTTACTAATATCCTTCTTTAATTTTTCACTTGGTTTCTTTTCATACTCACTCTTAGCTTTAAGCATCAACTTCTTATAGATCGTACGTTCATCATAGATCTTCTGCATAATCTTTGGTAAGAATCCATGTATGTCCTTACGATACTGAGCACCGTTAGCACACACAGCAAATTTACAATCACTAAAATCAATCTCTTGATTTAGAATCCGTTCAACGCTCGAGCTGGAATGTCGAGTCTCCCAGAGGGTCTCTGGACTGATATTGTATTGCATAATAAGATGAGGATACAGGCTATTAAGGTCAAAAGAGACAACCCAATCATAGCGTCCTGGTTTCGGTTCCTTGACATATGCTCCTGCGTATTTTTCATCTTTTTTAGATCCCTTTCGGGGTGGTACAACAATGTTCTTGTCGCTTAAGTAATTATAAATGATGGTATCCCACATACGAACTTGGGAATACACATCTTCAAAGTTTGTCTTGGCATCATAAGCCATTGTTATGGCAAGTTCCAATAACTTCATCTTATCTTCCAATCTGTCAATCAACTCAACGTCTTGGATGTTGTATTCAATAAACTTCTGCCAATCAGATGTATAGAAGTCTTTAAAGTTATCATACTCACTATGATCAACCTTACGCTGACCTAGTTCAACAAAAGCGATATGATCGAGTCTGTATGATTCTTGGTTACTATAAGTAAACTTACGGTAAAGATCGAGATAGTCAAGAATGTTAATCCCACTAACATCATAAGCATAATTTTTACGTCCTTGGACATATACCTCCCTTTCATTAGCACGGTTCCAAGGTGATAAGGACTTCATCCATTTCTCACCCAACGTCCTATTTACACGACGAGCAATATAAGGTACGTCATATAGATTGACGTTCCAACCTGTAAGAATATCTGGTGTATTCTGCACCCACCATTCAATAAAGTTACTAAGCATATCCCTTTCGGTGTCATAGATAAATGCCTTGACACCATCAGGTACTTCAAACTCTCTTACAGCCCATACAAAAAATTCTTTCGTAACCATATCTTTAATGGTAATAGAAAGCATCTCTTCTGCTGCTGCTTCCACATCAGGGAAACCGTTCTCACACTGAACCTCAATGTCCAATGCGAATATCTTCATCTGATTGATATTATAATCAACCTCGCCTGGAAACTCACGTCTTATATACTGATATACAAAACGCTCATACCCATGTACTTCAAATCCTTCTACACCATCATAGGTTTTAATAAATTCTCTCGCATCTCTGGCAGTAGTAAACTCTATAGGAGCAACTGATCTACCATCAAGTGTCTTATACTTCTCCTTCTTTTGAGAAGGGACATATAATGTAGGAGAAAACTTACCACGAAACTGCACTGGAGTTCCATCTTGATATCCCCTATAGAGGATAGTGTCACCAGCTAGTTGTACGTTGGTGTAGAACTGACTCATTTCTTCTCGTACAATTTAACTATATTTGGACTTGGATCCAGTATAGTCATAATCGTATCAGAAGTCAAGAAAACGTCACGTTGAGCAGTATATGATGGGAAAGGAACTATCTCATCATCAGAAATTATTTCATAACATTCCTCTATAAGGATACTAGGTTCCTCATCTAGTTCAGTCACCTTCCCTAACAGATAATTCGATCTCTGTTTCAGCAGTATCACTTTCAACTGCTGTTGCATCATCTCCTCTTCCACGTGTAGCCTCCACTAATTGATTGTACTTTTTGATGATCTCGTCATGCGTTTCATATGCAGTAACTACCTCATCTAATTTAACCATGATCCTATCTTCCTTACAGAAAGGAGCATATGGTTCAAATTTTATTTCTGGTTTAGAAATTTTATTTATTTCTCCACCTCCTTCTACTTCAATATCAGGATTAGGATCAACTAGATAAAGATAATAAGCATTAACTAGTTGAAAAGCAACTGGTTTCTCAGTATCATCTTTGGTAGTAACCTCAAATAAATCACAGATAACGTCGTCACCGCTTCTGGTTCTTACGACTCTTACGCTCATAACTTCTCCTTTGTATTTCGTTGATAGATTGTTTTATAATGTCCTTAAGTATACGTGACTCAGGTACATTTTTTTCTTCGGCAATAGGTCTGACATGTTTTAGTAGTTCCTCAGTATAACTTGAAGGTACATCAACTGTCAAGAGATCCGAATCACCGTCATGGTTATTTGGTTTTAAATTCAAATAGACATTCATGTCTCTCTCCATATAAAAAGAGACCTCTTGGGTCTCTTTTGTTGTACATTATATATGCATATAATAATCGTTTGTTTTAACCATAGATGGTAGTGCTTTCTCTATGGCATCAAATGTATTCTTACAACGAGTTTCCATTACATCATATATTCCATAGTCATGTAGTTCCTGTGAAGCAATCAATGGATCTAACATGTTCATACCAATAGCAATGTTATACCATAATGGATTGCCCATAGCATGAAAATCATTACTCTTACCAATTTTAAAATCAGTAACTCTTGGCATTCTACATTTCCATATCTTCATTAGTCTAGTTAATCTAGGACTCCATCTTTCTGAACTAGAAGATTCAATCCAAAAATCAGTATCAGTTCTATGTGAGATATAATGAAACACAAGAAAGTCTCTAAAGTTATCCCACATATAATTCACATCTTCATTGTACTGTTCCTGAAGAGCATCACAAGTTAGATCTAAACTAGGTTTAAAATAATTATCCAAGAACTCTTGGTTCTGTAAAATAGTAGCATGAATAGAAATAGCTTCTAATGGTTCAACAAATCCACTAGCAAGACCTGTTGATAATACATTCCTAAACCAATGCTTTTCTACTCTACCAGAGTTAAATGTAATATGTTTCTTTATCTCTACATCACCCAACTCATCATATGCTTTATCTTTATCAGTAAACTTACTACTAAAAGTATATCCACATCCCATTCTAGTTTGTGTAGGTATCTCCCACATCCACCCATTCTTTAATGCATGAGCATGAGTATAGTTTTTAATATCATTAGAATCTCTAGTAAAAACTAAAGCACTATCCACTAAAAGATCATTATCATATGATATAAAATTATTATCTACAATATTGTTAATTAATATTCTAGAGAACCCAGAACAATCAATATAAAAATCAGCTTCAACTTTTCTATCATCATCTAAGACAAGATGGTGTATAGAACCATCTTTATCTTGAGCAAGAGCTACTACTTTACCTTCAACATGAGAACAATTAGATTTTTCTATTGCTTTTCTTTTTAAATACTCTCCAACCTTATGACTATCTAAATGATATGCAACAGGTATACTATATCCATCATGTTCCTCGTGTAACTTAGTGTATATACTTTCACCATTTGAAATGTGAAGTCTGTTCTCTGCCATTAAACGAGATTGAAATGACTTATCGTACTCCAATCTATTAGCAATATGCCACACCCTAACATCATCATAGTCTGGTGAAGGAAATGAATACTCACCAGAGTATTCATCACCTAATGGTGACCAAAAAGATTTTCCTACTTCATCCCAATCACTATGCCTTATACCTATCTTATAGGTAGATTCTGTTTCTTTTAAAAATTCTTTCTCATCAAACAGTTCATGAATCAACTCAGTAAAAAGACCTGTAGTTCCTTCACCCACTCCTATAACAGGAACTTGTGAGGAAGACACTACAAGTATTTTTATTTCTGGATTTATTTTTCTAAGAAATTGATGAGCAGTAAGCCATCCAGCAGTACCACCACCAACAATAGCAATCGTTTTCATACACCTCTCACATTATATCTTACAGTTTCAGGTAATGTTTTTGGTGTAGAACATAAAAAAGTATTTGCAGAGTACCTAGTACCATCTGTTATTTCTTCTACCTCATGTACCCAAAAGAAATCTGCTGGCCAGATCATTACATCACCTAATCCTAATTTCAATTTATGCTTACCACCCCAGAACGCAAAGTCACCACCTTCATACTCATCATTTAAGTTGATAGTACAACTACCATATATGGTAACATCATGATCTATATGAGGATGTATCCAAGCACCTTTATCATATCTCATAAGACGATACTTATGAGGATGTAACATACTACCTCTCCTAGCAACATGAAAAGCATTAAAGGTATCAAGGTAATCATGATACTCATTAATTACATTCTCAATAGTTTGATGTATTATATTAAAACTATCAGTACCTACCTTAGACTCCTTGACTTTAAAGGTAGAGTATACATCCAAATTATTAAAGGCATGCCCACAATGTTCCTGATCAGGTTTTTGTGAGCTTGCCTCAAATTCATTAATAATAATTTCACACTGATCCTTAGTCAAATAATTTTTCTTTAGATATATCAGATCAGTTAATGTAGGTGCAGTCATTACTTACTAATTCTTTCAACCGCAGCACGAGACTTCTCAAGGATGTCACCTCTGAGTGGTACATAACCTAGCACAGATGCCTTCTCTTGATACTCTGTAGAGAGTAACTTTCTAAAGGTATCCTTCACTGCTTCAGTCTTACGACCATTACCTGTCTCATATGCAAGCACCCAAGTCAATGTAGCAATAGGATATGCACCCTCTGCCTCTGGATTTGGATCTGTACCTGCTAGATTCTCATCAAGGGTAATTCCATTCAATGCCAATGCACCTGCCTCTACAGATGGTTTAACATACTCACCATTCTTATTCTGAACAGCAGCAGCAACTATCTCACCTTTAACATAGGATTGATTTATATATCCAATAGAACCTGGTGTAGTTCTGATATTACCAGCAACACCAGCATTACCTTTGTTTCCTATACCAACTGGCCAAGGAATGGATTTACCTACACCTAGTTTCCACTTCTTACTGAATGCTTGCATAGAGTTTGCAAATGCAGCAGTAGTACCAGAACCATCAGAACGATACACCCAAGTCATCTTCTGATCATCACATCCTACCTGTGACCAATTATTAATCTCACCAATAGCAATTTGTACTGCTTGTTCTTGTGTAAGTTTTAAATCACAACCAGGATTATTATAACCAAAGGCAATCGTACCTCCAGTCATAGGAATCTGAACTAGTCCTCGTTTTGCTTTGTCTATATCACTTTGCTTCATTGGATCATCGGATGCTCCGAAATCCACTGTTTCATCAAGGAATGCTTTTCGACCCGAACCACTACCGATTGCTTGGTAGTTTACTCTGTTACCTCCTGACTTTGCGTAGTCAGAGAACCATCTACTGTATATTTTAGATGGAAAAGAAGCACCTGCTCCCGAAAGTCTAGTCCGTGCCTCGGCACAACCAGGTATTAGGGTAGCAAGTGCTGCTATTGCAATAAGCCTTTTCATTAGGATCCGCTTAATGGGCTCTTATATGTAGAGCAGTTTAACCGTATCTTAATCTGCTGTCAAGTAATCCTTACGTGAATGATGTTCTGGTACTACTTTTCCCAGTTCCACGGTAAGGAGTCCGTCGGCAAATACGACCTGTCGAACTTCGCAATCTTCGCTGAGTTGCCAAGAGCGTTTGAATGAACGTTGTGCCAATCCCCTGTGCCTATACTCTGCATCTGTTTCCTTATCTTCCTTGATGCCTTCGACATGTAATTTTCCAAACTCTGTGAAGACTTTGACCTCTTCCTTCTTGAAGCCTGCCAATGCGACTTCCAATCTCGACTCATGATTATTCAACTGCACCAAATTATATGGTGGGTAATTAGAATGGGATTCAGTCTCCCAAAATCTATTTAGATATTCATCCATGCCTATGCCGTTACGAGTAATCTTCTCCATGAGTTCAGGAAGATTTGCAGCATGGTATCGTGCTAGTGAGTTCATAATAGTTCTCCTTTAAAAGCGAGTGTAAATTGTGTCCCTTTCGGCGACATAACTATTTAACCACATATAGAGAAATTCTTAAATGGTATATGCCGTACCATTTTTGTGGGGTTATAAACACCTATATACTTGTAGGTAAAAATGTCTGGAAGCATGAAAAAATTACTACCAATTATTATGCTCTTGGGTTTAGCACCTATGTCTGCTCGTGCAGATATAACATCACGTATGACTTCTAGTGTTCAGCTTACAGTTAATGCTGCTGCAACACAAATGCAGAGAGTAGGAAATTCCTACAGTATCTCTGGTAATAACGTTGATACAACTGATGGTACAACTGCTAATACAATTAGTGCTGGTGCTATAAGTAGTGGTGTCTATGGACCTGGTACTATTTCAGTCACACAGGATGATCCAGGTGAGGCGTTCAGCTTCTCG